CCGGCAGTAGTAGGGACTCCAGGAGTTAAATCAGGAACAACACCAACCACATTCTCAGATGTTCCTAAACCAATACCGGCAACTACCCCAACCTCCTCTTACGATCCTGATTACCAAGCAGTACTAACTTATGCAACCACTCAAGGATATACCTTACCTTCTACAACACAAAAAGCATTACAGAGCCAGGTAATACAAACACTAAAAACTGCATCAATTTGGAATAAGCTTGATTTGTTCTACATGTTTACAACAAATGGAGATTCTAATTTCGCAACTCTAAACTGGAAGAGCCCTTCTTTGTACAAAGCATCACCGGTAAACAGTCCGACGTTTACATCTAATAGTGGATTTACAGGTGACCAAACATCCGCATATCTAGATACTGGTTGGAACGCAACTCTAGGAGTTAATTTTACTCAAGCTAGTGCATCTCATGGTGTTTTAACAAATAACTTGGGCCCTGGAGCAATAACACATTTATACGATACAGGATTTCACGGAGGAGGTAGTAACCCTTATAACATTATAAATTACTGGTCTTTGAATAATGCGGATGGCTTCTACATAAATACACCAACAGCATTTAACCTCCAACCCCCTATATCTGCTAGCTTCAGAGCAGTAAGTTTAGGAGGAACAACCGCACAATTATTTAGAGATGCAAACGTTACAACTAATACAGGAGTAGGAACATCAGCTCCTACAAGCAGTCCAATCTACATTATGGCAAGAGGTGTACCAGCACCACAATGGTTTGCACCTATCTATGTAATATTTAAGGCTGACTTCTGGGGAGGTTATTTGACTAGTGCGCAAATGGCTACATTACGAAGTACTCTAAACACTTATCTAGCTGCAATCTAATAAGTCTTTTTTTTGGAGTAGGAATAGCTATTTATACTAGACTATTTAACTAACTTAACAAGATGGCAGAAACTTTAATATCACCAGGTGTACTTGCAAGAGAGAATGACTCTTCCTTCATCACCCAACAACCAGTAACCGTAGGTGCAGCAATCATTGGCCCTACAGTATTAGGACCTGTAGAAGTACCTACAGTTGTAACTTCGTACAGCCAATTCCAAAACGTATTCGGAACTACATTCACAAGCGGTAGCGGTGTCTATACATACTTCACCTCAATCGCAGCTTATAACTATTTTGCGAACGGTGGAGAATCTCTATTAGTAGCTAGGGTTGTTAGTGGATCTTACACCTCTGCAACAACATCAGTTAGCGGAAGCAGTACTTCAGGATCTATAGTATTCGAAACACTTTCTAAAGGTGCTCTTATGAATAACTCAGGATCTGAGACAGGTGGTGCTCTAGCAAGCGGTTCTGCGGACAATGTAAGATTACAGATTGTAAATTCAAATACTTCTTCAGGAACATTTGATTTACTAATAAGACGGGGAGATGATACAACAAACACCCCTACAATCTTAGAAACTTGGACTGGGTTAACATTAGATCCATTCTCACCTAACTACGTAGCTAAGGTGCTTGGAGATCAATCATTTACTTATGCTTCTTCAGGTACAAGTTACTACTTAGAAATAACAGGATCTTTCCCGGTAAATTCAAAATACGTAAGAGTAAGATCAGTACTTAACCCTACACCTAACTACTTTGACAACTCAGGAACAGCAAAAACAGCCTTTACTCCTTTTATCCCAGTTAATAGCTCAAGTTCGTTCGCAGGTGCAGCAGGTGGTATCATGGCAGGTGCTCAGTATTATAATACTATCTTAGACGGTAACAAGTCACAGGGTATACCAAGTGGAAGCTATGATAATATGATTAACTTGTTATCTAACCAAGATGATTACAAATTTAACGTATTGTTAACTCCTGGATTATTCAATTCATTACATACCTCACAAGCAACTGGTATTATCAACAATACTCAAAACAGAGGAGATAATATTTATGTATTAGATTTAGTACCTTATAATTCACAAGTCAACACAGTGACTGGTCAAGCAGCTTCTAGAAACACTTCCTATGCTACTTCATACTGGCCTTGGTTACAAATCTTAGATCCAGATTCTGGACAACAGGTTTGGGTTCCTGCTTCAGCTTTGATCGGAGGTGTTTATGCATTTAACGATTCAGTAAGTGAGCCTTGGTTTGCACCAGCAGGTATCAACAGAGGTGGATTAGGAAACGTAATCAGAGCAGAAAGAAAATTAGCTCAATCTGACAGAGATACTCTTTACAGTAATAAAGTTAATCCGATTGCAACATTCCCAGGAACTGGAGTTGTAGTTTATGGACAAAAAACATTACAGCAAAAAGCATCTGCTTTAGATAGAGTAAACGTTAGAAGATTGTTAATTGCATTAAAGTCTTATATCTCTCAAGTTGCTAATAATTTAGTATTTGAACAGAACACTGTCGCAACTAGAAATAGCTTCCTTGCACAGGTTAATCCATACTTAGAATCAGTACAACAAAGACAAGGTTTGTATGCATTTAAAGTAGTGATGGATGACTCTAACAACACACCAGATGTAATCGACAGAAACCAAATGGTAGGTCAAATCTACATTCAACCAACTAAGACTGCAGAATTTATCTACTTAGACTTTAACGTTACTCCAACAGGAGCTACATTCCCGGCTTAATTTTCATATCAGTAATATTTATAACTAAATAAGACAATGGCAATTCTAACATCAGACGAAATATTCTTCACCGCCTTTGAACCAAAGGTACAAAACAGATTCATCATGTATGTTGATGGAATACCTGCTTACCTTATCAAAGGTGTAAGTGGATTAGGCTTTGAGCAAGGTGAGATCATATTAAACCATATTAACGTTTACCGTAAGATCAAAGGTAAATTAAGATGGAACGATTTAAACTTAACACTTTTCGATCCAATCACTCCTTCAGGAGCACAGGCTGTAATGGAGTGGGTTCGTTTACACCATGAATCAGTTACTGGCCGTGATGGTTATTCTGACTTCTATAAGAAGGATGTTGTAATTGACATCGTAGGTCCAGTAGGAGACGTAGTATCTGAGTGGGTTATCAAAGGAGCATTCATTAAAAATGCAAACTTTGGAGACTTAAACTTCGATAACGATTCTGCTGCACAGAATATCACAATGACTTTAGGAATGGATTATTGCGTGCTTAACTTTTAAATTAAACAAAAACTTAAAAGAAGGCCCTGCTATTTATATAGGAGGGCTTTTTTATTATATGAAACTCAGCATTATACTACAGGAAGTAATTTTACCTACGAACTTAAAGATTCTTTTAGGTAGGTTGAAAGACCAGGGTTACACTATGTTAGGTTCCGGAGATAATGGTATAGCACTTCAAAAAGGAAATCAAGTACTGAAGCTTACTACCGATATTGATGAGCTGAGACACGCGGAGAAACTTTTAAACCATAGTTTTACAAGTATAATACCTATCAAGAAAGTAGAAGTTTTAGGACCTAAATCTGGAATGATAGAAATGGTGGATGCACAGCCTTTAGCACAAGAGGAAAAAGAAGAACTTAACTCCAATAGTACTAAAGCAGAAGATTACCTGATATACGGTGGAGAATTAAGCAATAACCTTTCAGATAAAATGAAAGAATTCTTAATGGACTTAAAAGAAGCTTTCACACAATCCGGTATTGATACAGATGAAATAGACTGGTCAGCAAATAATATTATGAATTTTCAAGGAAGATACGTTCTAGTAGACGTATAAAGCCTAATTCGTATATATTTATAAGAGAATAGTTACAACAAATTAGTATATGACAGAATTTAAATTCCCAACCGAGATTATTGATCTCCCTTCCAGAGGATTGCTCTACCCTAAAGATTCTCCACTTGGAAGCGGTAAACTTGAAATGAAGTACATGACCGCAAAAGAGGAGGATATCCTAACAAATCAAAACTACATTCAGAGAGGAATTGTAATCGACAAACTTTTACAGTCTTTGATTGTATCTAAAGTAGATTACAGTGAACTAATAACAGGAGATCAAAATGCAGTAATGATTGCAGCCAGGATCTTAGGTTA